CCGGCGAGGATGACATCCGAGTGCTCCGTGGCCTCAACAGCCGCCGGGGCAGAAGGCGTCTCGACCGTCGGCACGGTGACAACAGCCTTGGACGGGGCGGCCGGCTTCTCGGCCTTGACCGCCTTCGGGGCCTTCGGAGCCTTGGCGGCGACGGGTGCAGGGGCGGCGGCAACAGGGGCGACGGGGGCGGCGGACTTCTTCGGGGCCATCTTGTTTGACTTAACGGAAGCAGAAGAAGAGGACATTTCTAACGCACTGGTATACTCTTACCTCCGGCGGTCATGTAAACCGCTTCTCCGAGAAAGTTTGGTGGGAGACGTTTTGTGTAGGACAATAAACGCGCCTTAGCTCCAACATAGTACGCACGGTACGCGACAACGGGGTCTGGATCATGAAACTCTTCAGGCATGGCCAATCTAGGAAGTGTCCATCCAACATCCACAAGTTTTTTAGGAGAATGCGCTGACAACCAGGTCAGATGATGCTGTGTCTTGTGAACCTTTCCATACCGGTACGTATACTCTGCACACAATGCGAGTCCAAGGCGGCATAGCCATGTATAGTTAGCCAGAGACTCGCGAACCCATCGTGCGAGAGGATGATTGGGATGTGTCTTGCGATATGCATCGTCGGGAAGTGGCGACTCATAGACCCAATGTGCAGTATAGAGAAGCTGTGCAGTCTCGAGGATCATCTTCACCACGTGTTTATCACAGTGAAGACGAGCCGCTTCGTCGGGGTTCAGAGAGAGGAAGAAGATATTCATTGTGCTCGGTACGTCGAGTACCGTCGTCGCCTAAATCCGTTTTTCCGACGAAGTGTACGACCCTTTCCCTTCTTTAGAAGACGATCGTTCTCATTCAGAAGGGAGACAAAGTTCCTCCGTGTTTCTTCACTGCGAACCCGCAGTCCATTGTGCCTAGCCTTAAATTTGCGTGAGAACTCGCCAAACGCCCTGATTTGATTTTCACGAGCATCCTGAACCCTCTGGATCTGCATGCGTCGAATTAGAGCAGAAGGTTGATCCATTGTGACTAACAGCGATATAATGCCGACAGTAGGAGGAAAACGATGTCATATGAGCGAGAGTCTGTCAGTGCGATCGTCAACAGGTTCAGTGAATTGATCATGTAGCCCGTAGTTGATGGATTGTCAGCTAACCAGGCCTTTGTGCACACTGTTAGAACCCTGCGATTGGGCTTTGGTACTGCTTCAAGTTCGTCCATGAAAATACGAAACATTGTACGCATATTCACGTGAGTCAAGTTCGCAAACTGTTGAGGGTGAGCATCTTCGAACCCATAGCTGCGAAAAATATGAGCCAACACAGTCCATCGTCTTGTTATGTTTTCACGGAGATCCCTCGATGGCGATGGAACCGAGAGTCTGTTTCGTCGCCGATGTAAATGAAGACGACGAAGCCGAGCAAGAACTGAGTGATCAATGGCAACCTGTGTGTATGGATTCGTAGGTGCCACGGATCGAATCGTCCACTCCCATAGACTTCCAAAATCAAACCACCATATTTTCCCGGCTTCCTCAAGCCCAAAGTAATCAAATGGGTGCTGTCGATCCTTGGATTCCGTTGTTACAAGATCTTCGTCATTAACGCACTCCTTTCGCCTGAGTACGCCTGGCCCCGCTAACGCCAATACCTTTCGAACACACCAACCCCGGTACACTGCCTGGACTCGCGTGAAGCGCAGGATCTTTGGCTGGTTGCGCGTAGCCCATAGGATTGGATCTTTCGCACGTGCGTGACGGCCACACAGATTCACCCCCTTAAGTGCATCGGATGGGCATTGGTCAAAAGATGCCCTGTTCCGCACGGCAGCACATTGAGGCATTGCTTATCCTGTGCCAAGTCTTGAAAACTGGAAACCTGCGCGGAAAACGGATGCGATGGTCGGCACGGTAGTGGATCTCACAACAATCAAAATGGCTACCTCTACCATCATCCCTTCTGAGAACCTGGACATCAACCGCGTCATGATCGGCGAGATTCGTCCGAACAAGGCTGGGGGTAAGACCGTTCCCGTCAAGTACAATGGCCAGGCACTGCAGGTTCGTATTCCGCGTATCTACTACCCGGCCGGAGTTGTCGTCCGCGAGGACGAGAAGTCTGGTCAGCGCAACTATACGATGTTGGCTTCCCTCAAGGGCTGTGACTCGTACGCGAAGGAGCGTTCGACGGACGGTTCGGAGGTTGGTCAGTTCTACAACTTCCTACTGGATCTCACCGAGAAGGTCATCCAGCACTCCATCGTGAACAGCGGCAAGTGGTTTGGTAAGACCAAGTCCGAGCCCGTGCTTCGCGAGACCATGAAGCCGATTCTCACGCCTAGCGTTGAGAAGGTCAATGGCGAGTGGGTTCCGAACGGCAAGTACCCGCCTTCGCTCCGCATGAAGATCTCAATCTGGGACGGCCAGGTTGGGATGGACGCGGTGGATGCGAATGGTGGTGTGATTGAGCTGACCGAGAGCAATCTCGAGCAGGTGTTTGCGAAGCGCATCGAGGCTCGTATGGTCATTACGCCGAGCATCTATGTCACTGGCACTGGATTTGGCGTGACCTGGCGTGTCGTTCATGCGAAGGTGTTCCCGCCGTCGCGTGTGGGTGCCAAGGCCGCATTCGCCGACATCAAGGAGCCCGATGAGCCGGTTGCGGACAAGGAGGAGAACATTGACCTCCCGGTTACGGAGGAGCAGGATGCCGAGGCTCATGCGGACGAGAATGAGCCTAAGGCACGGGCTGCGACGCCTCCTGCGGCAGCTCCTGCGGCGGCTCCTCCGACTCAGAAGAAGCGGAAGTCTCAGGCGGTGTCGTAAAGCCAAGGCGTGACCAGACAGAAGAGTCACCTTTAGGTGGCGAGTATACAATCATCCTATCATCAACAAACCAAATCTTTTCCTTTTCGGGGAAGGAGAGAGGTCGTGCAACTCCGCAAGAGAATGGATGGAGAGATACATGACCACATTTTTCACATGCATGAACCTCAGGGAGCTTGATGAGCATCTCAGGAGTCACTACACGCACATCGCCACGCAGACAGCGTTCAAGGAAGGCAGTGGGTGTTGTCCATCCCTCTGATAGAAATCGCTCATACGAATGCTCGGGCATACGAGACCACAGCGAATCGTTCTCAGTCCATCCGTCCTCCTGCAGGAATGTTGCGAATGGTGAACTCTTGTGCCACAGGACGGATACATCACCGGGGTTATCCCGTTTGTGTTCAGCCACGCCGACTCGATCGAGATCCTCGGGGTCGTAGAGCCAGTACACATTTGCATGTTCGTAGGATGGATCCCTTGCACCTCTAAAGACCTCGCGACCTTCGACAGACCAGAGATCAGAGACGATGTTCAAATCATGTTCGGTTATATCTGCACTGACCGGGTATACCACCGTGGGGTCGATCGCCGACTGCATCTCTTAATCAAAAGAAACCTTTACAGGTACGTCGTGGATACGCACGGACTTGGTAGCCGATCGACTCAGCTCATGGCGCTTCCGACGTTCACCGTCCTTAGGCTGGATCACCTGCGAACAGGATTCCATGTCGGCATGGATCTCGTCGTAGTGTGTGTCCAGGTACTCAAGAATCTCATCCTGAATAGCCCACTCGAAAAAGTTCAGCTGCCCCACTGTGGTATCCAACCCGCGGAACTGAATTCTCTTCCACCGGCAGAACGGGTCAAACATCTTTTTGTTGTACGCCTTGAGATGCGACTTGTAGACCAAGTACACAATGACGTGATGGTTCCCCTTAGCCATGAAAGAGACATTGTACTTCTTTGAGTAATTGGTAACAAACCAATCCAAAAGGCGAAGACTCAAACGCGACTTACCCGTCAGAACCTCCTCGATGCGGCGAAAATTATCGGGATTCGCATAGAACCCCTCGAGACGCCGCAGTACCCACTGCTCCTTGCTTTGAATGGTCTCCATACCAATTCTGTGTTTCAGCACTGAAAATGAGTTTTCGAATCCGACGCATAAAGAAACGCATGGAGGCAGTCATCACTGAATGGCTGCGTGAACCACCCTACACTCGGCCGAAGAAGCGGCTGAAGCCCTTGATCATGTTAATGGTCGTGGTGACAGGGGTTAGTTACACAAAGACCAGGCGATTCGTCTTTACAGCAATGGACGATGCGATGAAAGGGGAACTTGGACGCATCTGGATGCGCGATCGATGTGTGCGCAGGACAATCCGTATCTACGGTGCAAATGATCAGCGAACAACAGGTTGGCATATGAAACGAGGCGAGATGATCACGGGATCTGAGGTCTCACAGGTCTTTACGGGAGGTGAAACGAGACGCAGCTTGATTCTTCGAAAGCTCGAACCACCGCAGCCTCCTGCGCCTGGACAGTACCAAGCACCACTGATCTGGGGCACGAGATTTGAACCCATTGCCAAGGCGATCTACGAAGAAGAGACCGGGTGTAAGATCGTTGATGTATCTTGTGTTCAGCATCCAGTCTACACCTTTCTTGGTGCGTCGCCAGATGGCATCCTCTTTCCAACCGATCCGACAGACGTGCGCCGCCGCGGTCGCCTCGTAGAGTTCAAGTGCCCGTTCTCGCGTCCGGCATCGGATGGTGTCCCCGATGCATATAACCACCAGATGCAGATGCAGATGGAGTGTTCTGGGATTGACGAGTGTGAGTATGCAGAGTTTCGCTTCAAACAGGTGTTCTCATCCGAATGGGTTCGGTCAACGGGTACCAAGGGTGTCTTTGCCGTGTATTCAGATGAAACGGTTGAATACAAGGCACAGAACGCAGATTTGAATACATGGCTGCGAAGTCTCGATCAGGAGGCTGATCCACAGTTCATTTACTGGATCCTGGTCTCGACAAAGAAGGCGTTCGTACCAAAGGATACGACGTGGCTCCCGACCCACCTTCCTGCGCTCCAGGCGACGTGGGACGAAGTCCTTGTTCATCGTGCGGCAGGAACAAAGCCAGAGCCACCGGTTAAGACGACAGTTACACTGAGCATTTAATCACCCCGGGGAAGTAATACCCCGCTGGGGTCGGGACATGTGGAAACCAACGGTCAGGCATTACAATTTTTCGGTGAGGATTGAGGAAGGCGCCCCACCACGAAAACGACGAGTTTGCACAGATGCCCCCCGCGCATTGACTCATGAGAAACAATACATCAAGTTCAGGCTCCATCACCAGGGTGCAATTGAGTGTTGACATGAAGGGTCTGCTCATTGCATAATTGACATCGTTTGTCACAACAAAGAAGTGGGCGCCAGGAAACATGGCAATGGCACGTTCGTAGTAGGCGTCTAGCTTGAGATCATGATAAGGATTGTTCACATAATCACCACCGCGGATATGCAGGAAAATTCCATTCTTGATGCCTTCGTACTTGTTCTGTACGGCATCTGGCAATAGCAGCTCCCGCATGAAATCGTGGTCGATGTACCGCCAATCCTGAAAGTATCCGGCCAGACGAACATCTGGGTACATGCGGAACGCACCACGCCAGTCAATATACGATGAGACCGACGGCTCTTCGATTCGAACTGATTTGCGGTCATTCAACAGCATGGAACGGAATTTATAGAAGACAGTATCGAAATACGAAGTTGATGTATGCGGAGATGGATTAGCCAGAGTCATTAGATAGGGTCTGCGCCCTGTTCTTGATGCAATGTGCATGAGAGCAGCTAACTGAAAAAGTTGATTTCCAAGACCACCGACCAACTCCATGGTCAGGTGGCCGACCATTTTATTACTTTCACAAGCAAAGCGAAAATCACGCAATGACCGTAACGTTTGTTACAGCATTCTTGGATCTACGAGAGGATAGACCCAAGGATCGTGCAACCGACGTGCGCTTTGAACTGTTCAAGCAGCTCAATGCAACCGGGATCAGGCTGCATGTATTCGTAAGCCCTGAGTTCCGCGCCCGGCTCCCCCCGATACATGACGGAGTCGTCGAAACCATTTCGCTGGAAGAACTAGATCTTTACTCGATCTCTCCTCTGGGAATACCTGATACCCGATCCGATGTACATGACACTCGCAACTTTCTCATTCTCATGAATGCGAAGATCGAATTCATCATGAGAGCTATTCGTTCGGGACAGCATTCATCTAGCCATTATGCATGGGTGGACTTTAACCTGTATCATGTGCTGCATGATCCGGGATCGGCCGACGAGCTACGCGCCCTTTCAACGGGGTATATTCCGCCTACGTGCCTCTTCTTCCCTGGTTGTTGGCCAAGGGGTGTGACGTGGGATACCGTGAATTGGAGGTTCTGTGGTGGGTTCTTTCTAGGTGACCGTAACTCGCTGACTCGACTCTATGAGTTCTACTGTATCGAGTACCCAAAGCTTCCCAAGCTGACGTGGGAAGTCAATGTCTGGGCATACTTCGAATCACTTGGATTCCATTTCGATTGGTACCAAGCAGACCACAATCCCTCGATCATCAACATTCCTCGCGCTGTTGTGTGCGATCCACCCGGGATCCCTCATGCATGGGCATCTTATGACCAACGGCTTATCATTGGTGGCTCCATCTATCGGTACGTATTGGAGTGTATCCGACCTCATGCCATCACGGCGATCTTTCCACAGACGGACGGGATCCTTGCCGACGACGAGTATCACCGCACAATGACGTCTCTCGGGCGCATCGAGACTGTCGTGCGACCTGGGCGAGAGTATGCAGGGCTTGAGGCACTTGCTCATCCGACTACGCGCCCATTGGTCTGTCTCTATGCCACACATGGGTTCACTAGCAAGAGCATGATCCTGCTTCCATGGGACGACATGGCATTCGAGAATGGACTCTCGTTTCCACAGCGGTCATGGTCTGAAAAGATCCAGACTGTCATGTGGCGCGGCGGATCGAGTGGGTTTCACCGGCCATCGGTGCGAATGCGGGTGGTTGAGACGCTCTTTGGTGTTCCAAATACAGATGTCCGATTTGTTCCGGGCGGGTGGCCTGTCAATGACAATGTGATCCCATCCGAGCACTTTGCAGACAGGTCATTGCTGGGGCCGGATGCACATTCACGATACAAATACGTGCTCATCATCGATGGAAATACACAAGCCTCCAATGGTCATTGGGGATTTGCGATCGGCTCTGTGCCGATTTTGATTACGCACCCGGAGAGTCGATGGTGGTTCAAGAGTGAGCTGATACCCATGGTGAACTATGTTCCGATCAAGTACGACCTAACGGATCTGGTAGAAAAGATCGAATGGTTGGTCACACACGACGACGAAGCCAGAGTCATTGCGGAAAATGCACTGAAGATGTCGCGACGTGTCTTCAGCCCAGCGTTTCAGCGTGGATATATCAACAACCGTATTCGACAAATTGCCCAGCAAGATCACTGAACCCCGCACGTTGAATTCCGATACGTGTTTTGAATGCAAACCAATCGGACAGTGGCTGTAGGGGTTTCCAGTACTGGTCGAGAAGGTAGACCCAGTGCACATGTGGATGTTGTTTAAAGAGCTCTGTTCCTTCTTCCCATTTCGCGATCAATGTATCGTAGAAGCGAGAGTGGACAATGTATCCACTGGTCGTCTGCGCACCCTGTACTCGGTCAAGTACGTCATTATAGGGAGTTGGCTGAACTGTATTATAGGACATCATTACAACGTCATACCGTTCCGGGAGCTGTACGATCAACTGATCCCACGTCTCCTTCGAGACAACAAATTGAAAATCATCTTCAAAGATCATGACAGCCGGGTACTTTCGCGCACGTGCTGTCTTGAGAACTGCGATATGGGAAAGGTTGCATCCGATCGTACCTGGTGTGTACTCAATTGCCGGAAACCGCTCGACGACGAGATCCTTGTCGGCGAATTCCTTCTCTACCTCGGCTCTGCGGTCGGTTCGACGATCGAGATTGATGTAGAATGCATACATTGCTCAGTCATGTCCACCATGTGAAAATCCGTCTCCACCAGGGAGGCGTCTGTGACGCAAACTTGGCGTTCCACTCGTTGATGGTAAACTGGTTCCCCATGCTGACATTGCAGCGGGAACAGATGGGAATCAAGTTATCAAGCGTCGTTGCACCGCCCTTGGACTCGGGAATGTTATGACCGCACTGGAAATCGAATACATTCATACGGTTGGTACACCATACAATCTTACACTTTGCATCGAAGACTC